ACCCCCTCACGGGTTATGCCTAAAAATCGGGATGATAGATTTACAGCAGCTATGGACTGGCTGAAAAAAGTTAACAACGGTGATCTTGACCAAACGTTGCCAAAAGTCCCATCTGCTACATCGCCCACTATGACGTTAGGCGGTAACAAAAGATATTCCAGAACCTGGTAATAATATTTAAACAACGTTTAAACGCTATTTTATGACGGCCAAAACCAATAAAAAATTACCCGCTATCAAACACGGCGGTACAATACAGCTCAGCAATGGTGAAAAATTTACAGCAGCCCAGATAAGGAAAGACCCGGCTAAAGTGATGATCAGCATTATTAGGCAGCAGCGCTCCCTATTCTCAAAAAATATGGATGATCTAATTGCGGCGCGTGCTCAGGCTGAGCAGCCTGATTTTCCTATGCGTACCTGGTTGCACAACATCTATCTTGATATTATTCTTGATCCGTTTATACACGGCCAGATATACAATCATCGCATCCTACCTGTTAAAAATAAAAGCTTCAAAATTTTCAATGCTAAAAAGGAGGCTGATGAGATAAAAACCGCACTCTTTCAAAAGGGATGGGTTTCTCAATTTATTGAATGGGCTTTAGAAAGTAAGTTTTTCGGTTTCTCAGCGATTTATTTTAAGGAGATGCTATTTGATGGTAAAACATCCTGGATAAAAACGCTGGAGCTGCTGGATAGAAAACACGTACATCCTGAGGCTCATGTATTCACTGTATATGAAAGTGATCTTACAGGTATTGATTATTTGGCTGAGCCGGTATGCAATTATGTTGTGCCCGTTGGTGATCCGTGTGATTTAGGCTTACTAAACAAGGCCGCAACATTGGCGATATTAAAACGTCATAGCTGGCAAAATTGGGATCAGTTTGAGGAAATATTTGGCTTACCTGTACGTATCGCCAAAACATCCAGTCAAGACCCGCGCGTACAGGCTGAAATTGAGGAGTGGTTAGATCAGATGGGCACGGCTGCCTATGGTATTTTCCCTGAGGGTACTGAGCTGGATATTAAAGAAAGTAAACATACTGATGCCTTTAAGGTGTTTGACCAAAAAAGGCAGGCAGCTAATGAGGAGCTGGCTATTTTGTTTAGCGGGCAAACCATGACCAGTATGAATGGCAGCAGCCGCTCTCAGGGTGAGGTACACGAACGTGTAAAAGATGAGATCACTAAGGATGATGAAAAATTTATTTTCAACCTGTTCAATGAGATATTGATACCTCTTTTGAGGGATAAACACAACTGGCCTTTAGATGAGGGTGATTATCTGGTATGGGAACAGCCTGAGGATTTGGCCGCGCTGCTTACAATTTATCAGGGTGTGGATGGTATGGGTTTCCAGTTAGACCCGGCCCAGGTATCGGAAAAATTTGGCGTCAAAATCATCGGCTTAAAACCTAAACCAACTATGCCGGGATTGCCTGAGGATAATGGTAAAGACCCTAAGAAACCAGGTAAGCCCGGCAAACCTGGTCCTGATGAGGATGATGAGCAGGATGATGCACAATTAAAGGTTAGCGACTTGGTTAAGTTGCACGCCAAATTAGCTGAGTTATACGGGGGTAAGCATGTGTTATAAATGCTGGAGCATACAATTATCTGCTAAGCTGGAGGGCTTAGAGCCTGAGTTAAAAAGGATAGCTCAGCTTATACATGATGGCAAATTGAAAACCGGCCAGATTGATAAAGCTATGGTTGCCAAAATTGCTGAGCAGTTAATGAGCGGCGTATTTACGGGGTATGGTAAAAACTTAGATGATAAGCTGAGCGAAACTGAGCGTACCTTTTTAAACCAGATACAGCGTAATGTTTATGTGTTTAGCGGTTTTAAGAATTACCAGCAGCTTAAAGAAACCAGCTTGCTTTTAAAAGATGATGATGGTAAGTTAAAATCATTCAATGACTTTTTAAACGATGTCAAACAGGTTAACAGCACGTATAATGAGGTTTATTTAAATGCTGAATATAGCAACGCGGTTGCCTCAGCACAAATGGCTCAGACCTGGCACGACTACGAAACCAACGGTATTGAAACGCTTACATACAGAACGGCTGGTGATGATAGGGTACGGGATGATCACGCTATTTTAGACGGCACAACATTGCCTATAGATGATCCTTTCTGGAGTACTTATTACCCGCCTAATGATTGGGGTTGCCGTTGTGATGTTGAGCCGGGTGTGGATAATAGCAAGGTTAAACCATCGGCAAATGAACTGCCTGATATACCGCCTATGTTTCAAAACAACGTAGGCCAGTCTGGTATCCTTTTCCCTGATACACACCCATACTTTGAAGTTTCTAAAGGTATAGCCAAAGAGATTGAGCAGCAGGTTGAGGATATTATACCTCAGGAAACGGTTTCTGAGTTTGTGCCAAAAGGGCTTACTAAGTATCAAAAAGCTTTAGATATTGAAATTGATAGTGAAGTGTTTAGTTACCTCAAACGACAAACGCCAATGACAAGCGTAGGCAAAAGCGCTCATTATACACCATCAACCAATATTGTAAATATACCTGTTGATGATAGGCGTAGGAATAGTAAATGGAAAAGCGAATCAGTGGTTTACCACGAATACGCGCACGCTGCTGATTTCCAAAATGAATACGGCAAACTATCTGATGTTAAAAACCTGATGAGCCATTATAAAGCAATTTATAAGGATGAGCTGGGTACGCTGACTAACAAGATTTATACTGAGCTAAGGGTTGCCATTGATAAAGGTGATCATGATACAAAGGAAAAGCTGGGAGCTGTTGCCGATACTATTATGTCCCTAAATAAAAATTATGGTTTCGGCCATAATTATAAGGTTACATACGGCAAAAAGCGGGTTGATTATTTCGACTTACCAGGATACAAAGAGAGTGAGTTTTTGGCTCACTCTTTTGAAAATAAGTTTGCAGGCAATGAGGTGTTTAAACGGCTGATGCCTGATTTATATGAGGATATGATTGATTTGGTTAATGATCTACCTAAACCAAAATAACATCATCGGCGGTAATCTCATCAATAGGGTTATCCTCAAAGTTTTTTATCTCCAGCTTTTGGCCGTTCTGTTCAGCCTGTAAAAGCAAGGGGTATATGGCATCGCCAATATTAATGAAAATTGTTAAAAGGGTTTGCGCGTACAAATCGGCTTCGTTACCGCTATAATCCCGCTTAGTTTTCGATGTAAAGAGTTGTTTACCTGTCATAAAGACAAAAGTAAGTGTTTCAAAATTAATTATACAAATATCAAAGAATATGCCTAAAGGACTGGATTACATCATTAACCTCAAAAACGGAACGTTTGGCGGCGTGCAAGCTGCTAAAACTCAGGTACAAGGTTTGGATAACGCTGTTGAGGGTATTGGCAAAAGCGTTACCGGCTTAGGCCCGTTATTATCCAAAGCCAGCGGGATGATCATTGCAGCCTTTGCATTTCAGGGTATATCAGAATATACCAGCGAGGCCAGGGCGCTGTATAAGGAAACCAAATTAGCAACCGCTCAGATTGCACAAGGTATTACCACCACTGCTGGAGTTGCAGGCCAGTCACTTGCACACCTAAAAGAACAGGCTGAAAAATTAGAGCACACCACGTTATTTGGTGAGGGTGAAATTTTACGGGCACAATCTCAGCTACTAACCTTTACCAATATCAGAGGGGAGATATTTGATAAAACCATACCTGCAATTATGGGATTAGCAACCAGGATGGGCGGCAACGGGCCGGCTGATCTGGCAGGATCATTATTGCAGGTGAGCAAAGCTTTACAGGGGCCGATGGATGGTATAGCCTCTTTGGGCCGCGTTGGTGTTAAGTTTAGTGATCAACAAAAGGCAATGATTGCCAACGACATTAAACACGGCCAGATGCAAAAGGCTCAAGCTATCATTTTAAAGGAGTTGAGCACTGAGTTTGGCGGCTCAGCTGAGGCAGCCCGTAAAGCAATGGGGATTCAAGGCGACCTAAACGAAGAAAACGAAAAACTAAAACGCACATACGGCGAATTATTTGGAGCTGTAAAGAGCCAGATAACTCCAGCGCTTTTGGGTTTGGTTAAAGGTGTTAGTGAATCAATACCGTGGTTTAAAGCTCATAAGGATACCATCATAGGCATTACAAAGGTGCTGGCCGTTGGTGCTGCTGTTTGGGGTATTTACGAGGGTGCAATTTGGGCGGCCAGTACCGCAACAGCATTGTACAACGGCGTGTTGGCAATTGGTAACACACTTTCAGAAATACGCATTGGTTACCAGCTTGCAACCGCTGAGGGTATGGGTGTGATGGCAGCGGCTCAGTGGGCGCTCAACGCTGCAATGGATGCCAACCCTGTTGGTTTAATTGTTTTGGGGATAGCGGCTTTAGCAAGTGGTATTTACTATGCTTACCAAAAATCAGAAACTTTCAGGGCGGTACTATCTGGAATCGGCGCAATTGCCAGCGAGCTTGTGCCGGTGTTTAAGGGTTTAGGTGAAATTATTTTAGGAGCGCTCACAATGAACCCGGCAATGGTGATAGCCGGGTTTAAAGATGCTTATGATGGTGTAAAAAAAGTTATTGCCGATGGTGGTATATCTGGAGCTTTTAACAAGGGCTTTGATGAATCAATTGCAAAAAGCCAAAAGGATGCTGCTGATGAGGCAAATAAAAAAAAGGCCGAAAGTGCAACCTCATTGTTTGGAGAAAACACCGGCAAACAAACACCTTATGCCATATCAACCGGAAAGGGTAAAAAAGGGAGCGGCGATGATAGCACCAGCATATCAGGCGGTACATCTGTTAGGCATGTAACCGTTACGATTAATAAGCTGGTTGAAACGCTGATTGTTAAAAACACCAGCATTGCGAATTTAAAACCGTCTGATGTTAAGCGCCAACTGGCTGAGTTGCTTACTGAGGCTGTACATGATAGTGAGCTGGCATTAGGTAGTCAATAATGGAAAATAGGCACGCGGATGAGTTTGACCTGGTACTCAAAGATTACCGGGCTATTAAATTAAAGATCATTCAAAAATCTGCTGGTATGGCTTTGGCGTTTTTTAAACAGAGCTTTACCAACCAGGGCTTTACTGATCAGAACCTGGTTAAGTGGAATCACCGCAAAGGAGGTTACAAAAACAATGGCCGGGCTATACTTATAGACCGGGGTACATTGAAACGGGGTTTACGCATTAAAAGCGCAACCAATGACGGTGCTATTGTTGGTGAGGATGAGGGCATAAAGTATGCCGACATTCAAAACTTTGGCGGTCAAATACCACTTACACCAAAAATGAGGCGCTTTTTTTGGGCTATGTATTACAAGTTTGGCGGCGGTATCAAAGGTAAGCAGCCCTCAGATGTAGCTTTGTTTTACCGCAATTTGGCACTATCTAAACAAAGCCACATTACCATACCGGCCCGTAAATTTATTGGTGATAGCGCAACGCTGGAGCGGCAACTAATTGAGTATATAACAAAAGAGCTGGATAAATTTTTTAGAGTAGAATAATATGAGCATCAAAAAAGTATTGTTTAAAAGCATTGGCGAATACCTGATTAGTAATTTAACTAAGGTGATGCCTGAGAGCGGTGAGCGCAACGAAATACAACAGCAGTTTTTTGACCTTGATTTACCAGATATAAAATCCTTTGATAAGCAGATGGGCCAGTTTACAAGCCCTGAGCTTTTTTACGGTGCTTTCTTACCGTGTATTTTAATGGAGTACCTGCCTTTTACATGGGTAACCATTGGTAATCATCAGCAGCGGGGCGCTGGCACAATCAGGTTTTGGATATATTTTGAGAATTACGCTGATAGCTTTACCGGCGCAATTAACCAGGAGCTTGCTTTGAGGTTTTTTGATTTTACCGAAATCGTAAACGTTGCCTTGCAGGGTTTAAGTTTGCCAGGGATGCAAGCGCTGGAGCGGATTGGTGACAATGAGGATAATGCCCAGGATATGATCATCACAAGCTACATAGATTACAGCACGGTGATTATGGATACCAGCACTGATGTTACGCGTAACATGCAAATGGTTGATCCTGGTATTACAGTTACCAGGCTAAAGAAAACCACACGCCCTGAGGCAACCCAAAGGGATGGCGGGTTTATCATATAAAAAAAGCCGCTCATCAAATGAGCGGCTTATACTTTGAACTTACAGCCTGTTTAAATACCGTTTTAGAGGCTCTACAATCAATTAACACGCGCCACCGTGTCCATCTTTACCGGAACAGTCATATTAGGGTCTTTAAGGATGCTTATATAGGGCGTTGTTCCGTTCCACTTAAAGCTAATTAAATCACCATAGCAATGTTTAACAGCAGCCACACCCGGCTTTAATTGAGCCTCTGTTGCAAAGGTTGCATCCTGAGGCCAGTAATTTAAAAACAGTTTAGCCAGATCACTAAAGCCGCCTGTTACTTTACCGGCTGTTATACGCTCATCCTTATTATAGTTAATGGCTATGCGTAACGTTTTTGGTTTTTCGTTGCCCATGTAAACACCTTTCTTTGATAATACATAGGTATAGATGCCCGGTTTCTCCAGTAAATCATCCTCAGAGTAACTGAGCTGGGTTTGCAGGTACATGCTCAGGTTACCTATGTAAAAAGTTTTAAAGCCTATAAAACGGCAAAGAAAACGGTTGCCTGAGCTATTGCCTATCATATCCTGATGCTGTTTTTCGGCGTATGTGCCGTAAAGCTTTGTATCTGTTTTATCCCATTTTACATTTTGGGCTTTGCTGCTCAGCATTGACGCTGATAACAATAAGAGTAGTAATATCTTTTTCATAGTTTTAGTATTTGCCTGGGAACAGGTCTGAATAATGTTCTTTAATATAATCGTTAAATTTCTTTTGCTCTTTATCAAGTATCTCCTTTGCGTTATCAAAAAGGGGCTTTAGCTCCAGCCTGTTAGCATTTATCTCAGGATCAAAAACCTCAATTGCTGTAAATAGTTTAACCTGTAGATCAGTAACGCGCTGGGCTTGTTTCTTTAGCCAGGCATCGTTATTATACTGGGTTATTCTATCATCTTCCACGTTCAAATTTATCATTAGTTGTTAAATAAAGAAACCCTCAAATGAGGGTTTTGTATTAGTACGTTAGATCAGTCCAGTGCAAAAGCTTGTATATAACAAACCCACCAGTAACCGCCTTTTGTATAATTGGTTGCCAGTATAACTCAAAATCAATCCAATCTTTAAATCCATCGGCAATCGCAAAACTATCTAATTGAGCATTGTTATTTAATACCTTGCTATCAATCGTTAATATTAAGCGATTATGTGGCCCGTGTAGCCACATTTTCACTATCTGAGTAGAAATACATTTCTTTTCAGCAAACTGCCTGTATTCTTTTGAAAAACGCCCACCTGTATACATATGCATTTTCATGCCTGCACACCACCGTTTACCGCCGTCAAACCTGATTGTATGTACCTTGCTACCTTGTAGTATAGGTTCAATAAACTGTTTGTTAAATCCTATAACCATCAGTTCCAGCCCTCCAAAAATATAATTGGATAATTAAGTGCTTTGGCAACTTGAAACTCCAGCTGAGCGCCTTTGCTTTCTTTCCAGCATGGTAATAAGGCAATGGTATCACAATCCATTAAAGCCTTTAAATCAACCTGCATATACTTTGCCCAGTCTTTACTAAGGTTTGCGCTGTGATCTAATTTAACGGGATTAACCACGTTAAAGCCATGATTGATGAGCAGGTGCTCAGCCAAGTTAAATTTATCTATCACCTCAGGCATAGAAAGGTTGCTAATAGCACCCGATAAGTAAACTGTTTGTTGCATTTATGTGTTTTTAATTTGTGGCAATACTGGAGCTTCGTAATGTTTATTGCATGTATCGCAATATCTGGAGGCTCTTAAATCATACTCCTCACCGCAATGAGGGCATATAAACCAGCGCTCATGATTCATTGAAAGCTGATATACTATCATATAAATTCGGCTTTAACCCATTTATCAGGGCGGCCAGCGTTTTGCTGAAATACATAACCATTCTCTCTGAGATACGCCCAGTATGCACGCTGCTGCATCATATCCAGCTTTGCAAAATATTCGGGGTCGTATGGTAAGGGATATGTTTTTACAGCGGGTTTAGCAACTGCTAAGGCGCGTACCTCATTGTATTTTTTAATAAAGTTGGCAATGCTTTTAGGCTGCAAATACCACTCTTTGCTTTTCATATATAAGTTAATGAGCACCTCCAGCTCCTGAGCGCTGGCAGTAAGTGCTTTCATTTTACCAGCATCAGCGGCGCTGGGTTTGTATTTAACACTGTGTGCGGTTTCGTATGCTGCACAAAACATTGCAATCTTACCATTAACAGGGAAATCATCAATATCACTTTCAGATACGATAACCGGCACTTTTGCGGTTACCAGCTCAACAGTGATAGTGCCTTTAGATGTTCCGGCAAATTGCGCCTTTAAATGCTCAGGGTTGCCGGTTATGTTTTCCAGTAGGTAATAGAGCTGCTTATCAGTTACAGCTGGTTTAAGCTCATTTAAAATGCTTTTCAAACAGTTATCCTGATACACAACCATCATGTAACCCTCACACTTTGGGGATGTAATTTTGTATTTAGTTAGTTGCATGGCTCACCTCCTGCAAATGGTAGCTCAGGTGATACCTCACTTACCTCTTTTATCATTTTTAATACTATACGATATATGGTTTCTTTCTCCAGGTGAAACTCATCTTTGAGAACGGGCCATATCAATTCCTCACGCTGGCCAGCACCCCAAAGAGCTGAGTAACGTTCGTAAATCATTTTGTTTCTGCGATTAATTAGGGATTCGCTACGCATATACTGTTTAAACTTTATTCATATACTGTTTATACACCTTGTCAAATACGCTCACCAATATGCCCAGCTCTTTAACCGTGTGTTTGTTTAGCTCCTTTTTGTAAGGGCCATTGTTGATGCACCATTTATCAATCCGCTCCATATCAGCCTTACCGCCTTTAACCTCCCATTGCATCAAATGAGCCTTTGCAATGATTTTTCTACGCATTTGGTTAGCAACGTCCTGCTCTTTAAAGTAAACCTCCAGACCTTTTATGATAGCGGTTACCTCATCAGCATATAGCTCTTTGGTGCTTTCGGTCCGGCCTTGTGAGTATTCAAAAGCCCACGCGTGCCGTCTACCTTGCAGGTTAAGCTTAGTAAACAGGCTCATCATTTGTCGGAATTTCTCAGGTTTTGGCGCTTTATTCTGCATCTTTTTGACGGTTTATTGTGGGTGTTTGTGCATCTTTTTGAGGGGTTTTAAGCCTCCTCATCGGCTGTTATTACCTCGGTTTCATCCTCATCAGGTAGTACATCAAACATATTTGCTTGTGCTGCTGGAGCTGCTTTGCCTTTTTTATCCCAGATAATAAAGTCATGGTTACCACCAAACCGGCTACGCATTTGCGCCCTGAAATCCTTTACACGTATTTTTATGTCAACCATAAACAGCATGCTCTTAGCGTGCTGGCCCTTTGGTTTCTGGCCTTGTTCCCAGCAAATGATAATAAATATCTTGTGTGGGAACGTTTCAATAAGTAGCTGGAGCTGTTTATCAGTAAGGCCCATGTAATCACGGCTATCAATAATACAGGCACCAGGACTGTTGCGCTTACCTAAGCGCTCAATCATTTCCTCCAGGCTTTCACCATCGGCAAATATTACGCGGCCAGTGACATCACGCATGTTATTACGCTTTAGAGCGTCTTGTAAGCTTTTGCTATGTTTTTGCTCATAGCTGTTATAGTACACCTTAGTAAACTTTGCAATGTATTTGGTAAGCTTAACTGCAAACTCAGTTTTGCCGTTACCAGGCTCACCATAGATCAAACATTTAAAGTTTTTTTCGGGACGGCCAAAGCTGGCCTCCCACTCACCATCAAAGGGTAACTCAGTAAATTTCTTATCTAAAAATTCTTTAATTCCAATAGTTGCCATTGTTGTTTATTAGGGTATTAGTATTTAAAAGTTGAACCTGGCAGCAGATACGATCTGCTGCATGCTCCATAGCCAGGCTAAATGAATTTTATAGTTATGCCTGTTCCTGACCGCTTCATTTCAACCCACACTTCGGATTCCACGGCCAGCTCAGCAATATCAACCAGTTCATTTTTATCAACCTTGTCTACAGTTACGGTTGTTGTCACTGGTATACCTTTAGATGGTACACTGAATGTGCGTACAGGTACATCAAAAATGCCCTCCAGTTTGGAGATCAATTCTTTTCTTTTTTCGGATAATTCCATGTTGTTGTTTTTTATGTGTGGCATTATTACCATCGCTCCTGGTTGCAGAATCGGGCTGCTTACTATCCTCTAAACCAGAAGTATTTATTTAGTAGTTATCGAAATCCATATCAAAACCACCATCATCATCATTGCCAAAAATTGCGATTAGGGCAACTATTAATATGATTACGCCTATAGCGATTGCTATTTTCATCCTTTACCTCCTTTCAGTTCAAAATTGTCCAGCTCTGTAGGTTGTGCCATCATTTGAATAAAATTCAACTGCTCGGTATGGCTCATTTTAGCAGGTGGCTTAACGATGCTTAAATCTTTAAGTATTGACACTGCTGAGGCAAACAGGTTGAGCTTTTCCTGAGCCTCCCTGATCAGCTTTGGAGATTTGGAGCTATTGACATCCCACTGAGCATCTATTGCCAGATTGTTAAGTCGCTCCAGCACTTCACTATCGCTGATTTGTATGTACTTCAATGTTGTGTTTGCCATTCCCATTGTTAATTATCTCCTTTTAAATAGTGGTTTATGCTGCCAAAAAATGAGATATTTACTTTCTCTTTTCTTTTGTTAGCGTATGTTTTGAGCTTTTTAAGTCGGTTCGTTGAATCCTCCAGCATACCGTCCATAATTTCAATTAGCTCCTCTTTAGTTTTTTTGTCAACGGTCACGCCATTGACATTCAATTGCTCCATTCCCATGATTTAAGCCTCCTGTAAAACTTCCTTTTTAGGTTCTACAAAAAAGGTTTCGTCCTGTACAACCTTTAATCCAACCTCAGCCAGCTTATTTTTAACTACAGGTTTTTCACGATCAGCCAGTAAAAGCTCTTTGTTTACTTCCGCTTTGGTTCTGATGTAAGTAGGCAACAGTGCCTTTACAAGCTTAGCTATGCTTTCAGCGTTGAATCCTTTGATTTGATTAAGTTTAGGCATCCCAATACGGAAACCAATTGTACCATGAGTAAGCTCTATGGACTTCTTTTTACCAAACTCATCCCGATTGCTTTCCGCCCATACCTGCATTACCTCAAATGCAGCGTTTTTTTTCTCGGTCAAAGCGGTAAGCTCATCCGCTTTAGCCTCTCTGATCTTTGTAATCTGTACATCCATCTTAGCGGTGATGCTTTGTTGTTTGGCATCAGCCTCAGCAAATTCTGCAAAGGCAGTTTCAGCTTGTTCCCTTGTGATATTAGCTCCTAATAGCACTTTCTTTGTTCTCGTTTTTCCCATTTTTTTGTTTATTTAAAGTGTTTTTGATGGATTACTCCTGTTATTCTTAGTATGGTTACATCATCTGATGGTATTTCATTATAGGCAGCCATCAATGCCATTGCGTGTGTTACTTTAATCTGGATTTTATAGGCATCCTTAACCATCATTTGAGCTATTAAAAGCTTGTGTAAAAGCTCCGTTAGACACGCATCAATCAATTTTTCTGTAGGTGTTAAGCCCTCACACACCAGAATACAATTGATATAAAATATCAAATCCTGCAATTCCCTGCCTGTTAGCTTTACCTTAATGTGTTTCACGCTAATAGTTTTTCACGGTGTGCATCATCCAGCAGCGCGAACTTTACAGCGTTGTATTTTTCGCGGTAATCGGCGTATATATCCTTTTTCTCATTGCACCTTTCTGAGCCGTTTATAACTGAGCTGTGATCAACACCGAACGGCTGGCCTATTTGTACCAGGTGTAGGCGCGTGTGCTGCCTTGCAAGCGAAAAAATGATGTGTCTTGCAGTTGCCAGCTCTGTTTTTCTGACTTTGCCTAAAACATCTTCGCGCTTTAAATTCAAAGCCTCACAAGCTGTTTTGATTATCCTTTCCAGCGTAATTTTAGGCTGATTGTGAACCGGAATACTTACTCTAAGCATCATATAACGGCACGGATTACAGTGTTGCGGTGCAAACCTCATTACTTAGCCTCCTGTTTGAAATCTGCCATGTACTCATCCAGCGCGTAACCCACCATTGAAGTTGATATGCGTGCCATCAGGTTATCATCATGCAAGCGGTAAACATTGTGTTGAAATAGGTATTGATCATGCAATAAAGCAGCACCAGCCTCAGCAGAATACAGTAGTAGAAACTCAGCATCACGCTTAGCCCACTCATTTTTCCAGAACTGCCAGAAAAACCTCGTTTTAATCAGGAAATCAAACCCTATAGCATCATTGTAAGTCATGCGTTTAGCGTAAGCCATACCGCCATCAAACTTGAACTGGCAATATTGTAGCTCAGTCCAATTTAAAAGCTTTTGCACCTGCTGCTCATTGCTGAGATTTTGCATTTTTACTGTTTGGATGTGTGATGTTTTTGTTAATGTTTTCATAGGTAGAACCTCCTTATTAAGTCTTGTTTTTGGCCTCTTTGCGTATCTCAATGACGTATTTTATACCAATTACTATCAATGCCCGCAGTTCAACTGCGATGATGATCATTAGCGCTCTCATGCTGCCTGTTCTCCTTTCATAGCCTCGTTTTGTACCAGCTTTTTAACCCGGCGCAAATCACCCTCACATTTGTTGAATATTTCGGCAATTTTATCGGTGCTGGTTACGCCGTTTGCCATGCAGATTTTAGTAACATCCGCTTTGCTGGTTTCTTTCAGCTCAATAAATCGGCGCCCTAAGCGGCTAAATATCTCCTGGTATCCTTTACGGCCTAAGAACATACCACGGCTGATGCGATTGATTAACTGCTCAGTTGCCATCATCACCAAACCACATTTATCCTCACACAAGTTGTAAAAGGTGATAAAGAAATATAGCGTTGGATCATTTAGCTTATCAGCCTCATTGAATATGATTACCGGCCTATCAGTACGGTTTATTTTTGATACGGCACGCTCAACCAGCTCAGGTAATGTGCCCGTGGTATTTTCGCCCATAGCTCTTAATAACTGTACTAAAAAATACTTTTTGTTAAAGAACTCAGAGCAGTTAATGAGGTATACAGAATCATTTTCGGCAACAAAGTCTTTGGCTGAGGTATCCTTACCATAGCTTGCTGAGCCGATTATGGCATGTACGCGGCTATGTTGTTTAGCATCGTTTAAAAAGTGTTTACAGATGCCATAATTAGTGGTTTCAACAATCACCCACTTTGAGGATTGTAAGCCAACTTGCTTACCGATGTTTAACCACATCTTATCACTAATCAAATCCCATTTGTTATTGATAACCTGTGATATTGTACCTGCTGATACATCGCGCAATGAGTTTGCCGCTTTGTTATTGCTATCAAAACCATCGCAATACTTAATAAGTAGCTCCTGAATTTTTAATTTTGTTTCGTTATTCATATTATTGTTTTTTTATGTGGCTCATTTATGCCCGGCTAACACCGGGCTGGATGGGATTACATCAAATCATACATATCAAATCCCTCATCATCTGTATTCCCTGCATTTAGCTGCCTTTCAGCAACGTGTTTCAACTCTTTTACCAATACACCGGCCTGTAATAGTCCCTCAGCATCTAAACCAGCACGTTTTAACGTGGCTTGTCTTTGCTCTTTATTGGTAGCTACAAAATTTACGTGTCCTTTTTTCTCATCCAGTGCGCTGTTTAATCTCAGTCTGTCACCAGGCTTATAATCAGCTATGGCCATTGGTATGTTATTGTATTGATAGCATACTACGCGGGTTTTCTCATCCTCACTCATTGCCATCACACTGTTAAGGTTATAAGGGTTATATTTTACCTTTACAGTAAGTCCCAGCGTATCCAAATACAGCTCTTTTGGTACTTCGTATATCAGTTTTTGACCGTTTATGGTTACTGTTAAGCCAGCATTGGTGATGGTATTGGTTTCCAGTTTTCCCGTTTTTGGGTGTCTATGCTCAATACCGAATAAAGCAAAGTGCCTTTCTGGAGTGATTACACGTTTTTTATCCTGCTGTAAAGCGTTAAAGGCATCAATCCATTCCTGTTGGCGGGTTTTACCGCTTTTGCCAGGTATAAGCCTCATCTGCTCAATAAATCTGCATACATCGTTTGTTGCCTGATCCTTAACCGGGAAAAACCGTTTGTTAAGCTCTATAGCATCGCGGTTAAGCTTTGATTTTGCAGTGATGTTGTTACCGTTATAATTTTTAGGGTAAAGCTCCTTTAATGTTGAGTGCCAGTGATGCCCAAATGATTGCTCAATGATCTTACCACGGGCATTTTTGGCGGCGGCTGGTGTAAATTTGGCCTGATCCTCAAAATATCCTTTTAATACCTTTAAATTCCAGTGATCCGTTTTAATTTGCTGCCATAAGTAGTAATCGCCGGTAAGCTCATAAACGTGCTGAGCTGCATTGAGGTAAGCTTTGTGCACAAGGTCGGTTGTTGCTGAATCCCCGATTGCGTAACCCAAAATATAATCATTATAGGCATCAGTAACCACGTAAAGCACCGGCCTATAGTAATAGTCAATGATTTTTTGACCGGCTTTATTGAGTTTAACATTTTGGAAGTATAAATCCAGGTCGTTATCATCACTATTTATCATAAATAAAGGCGCTGATGCCCTATCCTGATGTATGATTTTGCCGTGTTTATTGTACCATTCTGCATTACCTTTGCGGTAACTGTCAATTAAAACAGCATTTGCACGGCGGTAATTACCTACAGTTACGGCGGTTATTGTCTTGTAACCGGCACGCTCAGCAACCTTATTGTACCTTAATGCAATAAAAGTATCATCAAACTGAGTGCCGTGTGCCAGCATTTCAATCAGTATGGCTGTGTTTAAATCATCTTTAACCTTTTTGCTGTTAGTGTTGCCTAACTTTTTAGAGATAAGGCAATCATAGCGCTCAGTTTCGTATGCTCTGATCTTTGCTTTAAGTGGAGCGTATGCCTTTGGCAGTTTAATTACCTCAGCCTCAAATATTCGCACTACAGCATCATACAGTTTAGGCTTAGCATCCATACCAAGCTCCTTTTTGTATTTTCCCCAGTTATTGTCAATCTCAATCAGCAGGTTAAGCCAGTTGGCACAAGTAACATACTGCCTTTGTTTCTCAGGCGGTAAGGTTTGGCCGTCATCTGTAGAATAGTTAAAGAAATGATCAACAGCCTTTACATCCATTTGCAAAAACCTTTTGATTACCTGGTTGCGGGTGTACTCAGCAGGATCACCATACTTTTTAATGATCTGTTCCTGATACTTAGGTTTAAGCGTACTATATTGAATGAGTACTTTGCGCTTATCATCAGGGTCTTTAGCAAATACCCATGAGTTAGCACCGCGCTTTTTGGCATCCTTTAATGTATCCTCAGATACACCAAGGTCTACCATTTCGGCAAACTCTAAATACAATATGGTATCTATAATTTTCAAATCCTGAGTTATGCTTTTAGTTTTTCAACCAATTTGTTAGTACTTGTTACAAGTTTGTTGTATGTGCTTAAAATCGCTTCGCTTTGACGTTTGCCGCGAATCACCAAACGCACGTAACTGGCTGTACAGTTATGAATTTCAGCTGTTTGGTTAATTGCCTCTCCGTATTTTTTCATTTGCTTTTTAGGGATATTTAAAACATCTTTGTTGCGAACAACGAAACAAAGGTTGTAAGAAATAATTACAATTGCAAGAAATTCTTGCAATAATTTTCCTATGAGTATTAACGAGCGTATTAAGGCTATTAGAATTGAATCAGGAAAGTCCCAGGAGGACTTTGCGTTGTCTATTGGACTAAAACGCGGTAATTATGCTCAGATTGAATTAGGTAAACAAAAGCCTACTTTAGAAACAATAACAACCATTGTAAGAATTTATAACAAATCTTATGGTTACGTTATTGAGGGTGGTAATGACATTATTGAGGATAGTTCAGCACGTTCACTAACTGTTATTGTGGGTGAAAAAAACACACCTAAAACCACACCTAATAACACACCTAATGAGGTAAGGATACTTACACCTCAAATTATTACGGTTGATAGAGAGGGTAATGAAAATATACTTTGGGTGCCGGTACGCGCGCGGGCTGGTTACCTGTTAGGTTTTGGCGATAGGGAATTTATACAGACGTTGCCCAGCTTTAGTTTACCAGGCTTACCAGATGGCACTTACCGCGCCTTTGAGGTTGATGGTGATAGTATGTTTCCAACGATTAAACACCGTGAAATGGTGATAGGCCAGTTTATTGAGAAGTTTGATTACATACGTGATGATAGGGTTTACATCATAGTACACAAAACTGAGGGAGTGCTGATTAAGAGGGTTTTAAACCGCATTGATAAGCATGGTTTGCTGATTTTAAAGAGTGATGCTTTAGATAATCGAAACCTATATCCAAACATTTCCGTCAACCCTGAGGATGTACAAGAAATATGGTATGCAGTATGGCACGGCGGGTTTGATTTTACCAGCCCATCAGATAGCTGGAGGCGTATAAACAACCATGAGGCCGATATTACAGTACTGCAAAATACGGTTGATGTATTAACCGAAGCTTTGCGTAATTCTGGAATCCTCAAATAACATTTGAATAGTAATTAAACACTCTTTGAATAGTAGTTTAACTATAGAATTTTGCGTTGATACATTGACAACTTGTAGCTAAATTATACAAAATTATACTTTTCGTTTTTAACCAACCTTTAAAGCAACGGCTAAAATATGCTTATAGCATCACAAAAACGCCATTTTTTGCCATTTTGCCATTTTATATATTTATACCTTTTGTTTTTAGCCCCTTAATTTTATTCCGATTATTTAACTATTGATTTAAATATGTAACCATATATAAAATACTCTCGTATAACACCTCACTAATTAAAGCTATAGTGAGTAAGGGATTGAGGGGAGTATTAACAGTATTATTCATATTTATTTGCGCGGCCGTTTCTGCGCAAACGGTTAGTTTAAGTGGTATAGCCACCGGGACTTATGGCCAAAATTCAAGTATCACGGTTCGGGTTAATGTAAATAACGGTTCAGGCTGTATCGGTCAAACCAATGTTTTCAATCTTTACCTGAGTGATGCCTCTGGCAATTTTGCTGCCGAAAAACTAATAGGCAGCTTCACCGGTTTTTATGCAACTTATGTAAACGGTGTAATTCCTTCAAGCACTCCTGCCGGCAGCAACTATATGCTTAGGGTAAAATCTACAAGCCCGGCAACCGTTAGCGCGCCATCAAGGCCAATAACTATTGCAACATCTACTGGTGTTTCGGCAGCGGTTACCTCGCAAACCATCAACGCCACCTATCCGGATATTTTTGGCTCATGCAGCGGTACAGATAATACAACTTATGGCTTCACCGATAAATCAACCACAGGCTCAACAGTAAGCGCTACCTTTTATAATGAGCTATCCCAAACTAAAGAAGACTCTCTAACACTTTCACCAAGCGTAAACTTTAATACTAAAGCCGCCAACTATACCATCACGGTTAAAGCCATTAACAATGGCATTATCGGTACAAAATCATACACGTTAATTAACAATGTAATTAACTCAAGTTTTGGTACCACGGGCAGTAACACAATCTGTTTGA